AGACCCGCGCATCGCCGTAGACCCACGCATTGCCGGAGACCGGCGCATCGCCGTAGACCCGCACATCGCCGTAGACCCACGCATTGCCGGAGACCCGCGCATCGCCGTAGACCCGCGCATCGCCGGAGACCTGCGCATCGCCGTAGACCCGCGCATCGCCGTAGACCCGCGCATCGCCGTAGACCCACGCATTGCCGGCGTGGGAAAGGTTATCTTTCTTCTCAATAAATCCGCCAAGTTCTCCCTTCTCGACGTTGCCAAAAGCGACGAGAGCCTTAATGCGGAACAGCTTCTTCCCGAAAATATCTGTTATAAATTCATCGGTAAGCTCAAATTTCTTCATGGCGGGATTCCTCCTTAAAATACAGCCCACACAGCAGATTCAACGCCAATAGGGCGGCGACGATGCCGGGAATGTTGAGCGAGCCAAGCGCTGCCAGAAGCAGCACCAAATCTGCGGTGATTGCCAGCTTGACGGCGGAGCGGGAAAGCGATAAAATACAAATAGATCTTTTACATTTGCTCATTTTTTCTTTGCCGTCACGGTGCTGCAACACCGGGGCGGCTATTTTTGTTGTGTTCATTTCTTCACGCTCCTTTCAATATCACGGAAAGCGCACCACGCAGACTTTTCAGCGCTTCCAGATCAGCTTGCGAAATAATTGGTGCATGTCCCGATTTGTGCACATTCGCCACCGGGTAATATGTGGCAAATTCGTCATAAGTAATGCCAAGCGCTGCACATACCGCACTAACTTCCGGCCATGTCCAAATATCGCGGCTGTTGATGCGGTGGGAAAGCACACCTGGAGGAATGCCGGTTTCTTCCGCGAGGCTTTTTTGGTTATAGCCTTTGCTCTTGATAAGAGCTGTAAAAGCAAGGTTTGTCATGGTGGTTACTCCTTTCTTTATGCGTTCAGTTCACTTACAGCCGCATAATGATCTTTGCAAAAGTAATGACAATGCGGGCGGCCAGGCAGACCCAGAACAGAACCCAGTAGGTAGTACCCATATTGAGCTGCTGACCAATCATGTAAAGAAAAATGTAGATAAGCATCGGTTATTCCTTTCTTAAGTGGTGGCGTTCAAACTTTGATATTTGGGAAAGGTTTCCTAACACACTCTTTCTAGTTATCGGTTAGCAAATAATCAACCGGCACGCCGAAATAATCAGCCACTTTCTTTAGCGTCGTGATGCTGGGGCCGTAAGGCGATTTCTCCCACTTGCCAAGTGCGCCGTTTGAGATTCCGGCGCGTTCCTCAAGGATTGTGCGAGAAATATTGTTTTTTCGGCACAGCGCATCAATTTTCGAAATATTCACCTAGCAAAAGCTCCTTTCTAGTTGACTATTGCTAGAAAATATGCTACTATGAACTTGCGAGATTTATAACAGCATATTTTTAGCTAGTCCGCTGAATTTTAGGGGGCTTGGTTCTTTTTTGCCCTCTGTGCTATCTATTATACTAGCATTTATGCTAGATGTAAATAGTTTTCTAGCATTTTCTAGCGAATTGGCAATATGCACAAAGAAATGGTGTGATTTGTGTGCGATACGTTGAAAAAGCCAAGAAAATAGCAAAGAAAAAAGGAATTGCCTTCACGCATATTAGTACAGAGCTTGGGAAAAGTCGTGGCTATTTGTCTGAAATGCTAGCAAACGGGCGCGATTTGCCAGAGCATATGCTAGCCGATGTTGCTAGTTTGCTAGGAGTCACCGTTGACGAATTGCGCGGGGATACCGAAAACGAAAAAAAGCCCCTCGCGCAAGGCGAGGGGCGTAGGGAAAGACTTTCTAAGCTGTCTTATGAAGATCTCTTGCTTTTACAGGAAGATGTTATAGCCGAGTTGAGAGAACGGGGGCAAAAATGAGCTTTGATGAAATTGCCCTCAGTCAAAAAGAACTGTCCGCCCTCAAACAAATTAACAAGGGAAGGAAATCGAAAAAGCCTATCGGTACAATATACAATGCCGACAACGAAAACGATGTTGAAATTTACTCTAGGCTTTCCCATTGCAACCTTGTAAATATATACGCATATAAAGGGAATACGCGGAGGGTCATTATAACAGATACAGGGAAGGATTACCTGCAATACAGAAAATTGGATTTTTATCGGTTTTGTTCGAGGTCGATTTGTGTCCCGATAGGCGTATCGATTGTAACAACACTTGTAACAAATTTTATTGCAGCAATGTTTTTATAAAATATGTAAAGCTAGCATTGCTAAACTGGTCAATACGGATGCGACTACGCACAATGGGATTTCTACAACTAATATAAATAGCACCTCGTGCTTTTTCTCAAATCGACTTAGTTTATAGGTGCTGTTAAGAATCACACATTCCACAAGAAGGAAAAAATCAGCTATCTTTTTCATTTCTATTCACCTCGTATTTTTTAATTAGTTTTTCCTGCACTTCATACGGCAATTTTATTATATCCTTGATAATAATCTCTATCAATTCTTCTTTTTCCATAATTCTCCTCCAATTTTAAGCAGGGTTGTGATATCGTGGGCTTTTTTGACTTTTTGAAACCGAAACAAAAAGTAAATGTTTCCATAACAACACATGAGCCGACTAAAGATGAAATCGCAAAGCAGTACGCTGGTTACTGCAAAGCACAAGCAGAAAAGCGGCACGTAGAACAGGAAGAGCGTGCAAATGAGTATTTCTTGGAGCTTTCCGCCGATGATCTTGCAGACAAAAATGGCCTGAAGCCAACAGAAATTTTAATGCTTTCTTATTTAGAGAAATATTCCAGCGGAAAGCCTGTTGCAAAGTTCTGGCATTATGATTATGGCGTTGATGACGTTTGGCCGATTATTAAAAAGCTGGAATCAATGGGATTTGCTGAAAACGGAAAGCTGACCGATAAGGGGAAAGCAGAACTAAATGACAATGAGTACGTTTATTTTTATCACAGAAAATCCTATGCTCATTGGGCTTTTACTCTGCCGGAGTTTTGTCGCGCCGTAAACGCTCGAAGGGACATCCCATATCGAGATTTAATATGGGGACAATATAATAAACTATATATGGAAGCATTTTCATCTCCAAAAAGATGCCGTGATTTGCGGTATTTAATGTATGAATTTTTAGCGGACGAAAATAAATACAAAAATGCTTTTTCCATGTTGCTTGAAGTGCCGTTTTACGACATGAATTGCAGCCACCCATTTATATCCTCAAACATCATGTTGGAATTAAAAAAGGCGCAAAAGAAAGCGGCCCTTACAGAAGAAGATGTTTTCAATATGGCAAAAGGGAGCTATAGTAGAATCTTTGTCGATAATCCTACCATTCCCGCAATGGATGCCGCAGGCGTTGTCACGTCTTACATTTTTGGAAAAGACGGGCTTCCGCAGAGGGTTCTAAAATCTTACAAAATAGATTGCAATAGATTGTTTTCCACGTAAACCGTTGATTGTATTTTACACAACTTGCAGTTGTATTTGACACTTTCGCAAAAATACTTGTTTGTCAAGTCTTTACTGTCCGGTTTTTCGGCTTTTTGCGTCCGTGCTTTGGTGGGGTGGTTAAATCAGGCAGTTTCATGGCTGTTTTCCCTCCGTGCTCGGTCTTGCAGCACAGCGCGATACAAGGCTTCAATGGTTGCCGCATTACGGTTTTGGTAATTCTTTAGACGTTCCACGTTATTCATTGTTGATTCCTCCTGTGTTTTTTGACTACAGTAAGAATCTTAGCATGTTTTTTATGCCATAGCTTCCATTTATTTCCATGGCATTTTTTGAAGAAATATTTCTTTATATTTTTTTAATTGCTACGGTAGAAAAATTTTACCGCATTTGAAGTGCAAAACATGTAAAAAATTGAGGGTGATGAAATGGAAAGTAGAGCTGATTTCCGAGAACGTGAAGGACTTATTCTTTCGCAGTGCCGGTTGGAATCCGGGCTTTCGCAAGAATATGTAGCCCGGCAGATGGATGTGAACATCCGCACGGTGCGCAACTGGGAAGAAGGGCTTTCCCCTATCCGAAACGATGATCTGTTGATGTGGTTTACCGTCTGCAAACAATCCCCCTGGCGCTGGCTGCAACGCATCTGGATGCCGTCTGCATTCAGCGATACCGATACCCCAAACTGGACGGACGAGCATGTAGACAAGGCACTTTCCGATTATATCGAACAGATGCCGCGCCTGTACAAGCGCCGCCTGCTATATATCCTGTGTGGGGCGCATGGAAGCGATTGGGCGGGCCAGATAGACTTGTTATGCGCTAACGCTCATACGTCCATGCAAAGCCGTGTACGCGTCTGCCAGGCCGTGATACAGAACTATAGAATAGATACCGCAACTGGGGATGACCCCTGCCCGGAAAGCACCAGGCCGGACTTTGACCGCCTGCAAATATGCCTGCAAGCCGGAGAAACTGCCGTTGTGGCAGGCAACGGCGAATATAACGCAAGAGAAAAATAAAAAATCCCCTGCCGGTGGTGCCACACCAGCAAGGGATAAAGAGCCGTCAACATGAAAAGTTGACGGCATTATTATAACACACACAAAAAGGAGCCGCAACATGAAAAGAACAAATACCGCCAAATGGATTGAATCCGCCCAGCGCTGGCAGATAAACGTGCAAAAAGATGGACAGCGCAAAACCTTTACCAGCGCCAAGCCGGGTCGCACTGGCCAGCGGGAAGCCAACAAAAAGGCAGATGAATGGTTGGATAAAGGCATAAGCACTGCCCGTTCAAGCGTGGAAGCCGCATGGGAAAAATTTCTTGCGCAAAAAGAGCTTGTTTCGGAGGAAGAGCACACCAAAATGGAATCTTTTGGGCGGGTGCATCTTCTGCCGCAAATAGGCAAAAAGACTGTAAGTGCCATGAACGAGCAAGATTTTCAGGCGCTCATTAACTATGCATTTAAGCATCCGCAAGGCAGAAAAAACGATACTCTTTCCAAGAAAACGCTGCAAAACTATGTAAATTACTGCAAGCAGTTTGTAAAATTTTGCCGCAAGTCAAAACTGACAACGTTGGAACTTGATGAAATAGAGATTCCGACCTCAGCAAGGTATAAAGGCAAGCGCGTCTTGACGGTTGAAAACCTGCAAACACTGTTAAAAGTTGACACAACCGTTTTGGATGGGAAAACTGTAAGGGACGAATTTATCAACTACTATCGGTTTCAGGTTTTTACGGGTGTTCGCCCAGGCGAGATGCGCGGCTTAAAATGGGAAGACATCCATGGGAACGCCTGCGAATTGCACCAGGCGATCAACTCAAAAGGGCAGCACACCCACGGCAAAAACGAAAACGCATTGCGGACAGTGGTATTATCTCAGTACGCCATAGACACGCTGAACGACCAAAAGCACTACACGGGTCGGCAGGAATATGTTTTCCCAATGGCATCCATGCACACCTACTATCACCGCTGGCAGCGCTATCAGCGCGTGAACGGAATGCCAGAGCTGAGCTTATACGAGATGCGGCACACATTTGTCAGCATCGCAAAAGAGCTTCCGCAAGGCGACTTAAAGCAGCTTATCGGCCACAGCAAAAGCATGGATACATACAAGCAGTATAGCCACTTTCTGGAGGGTGATGATGAGCGCACAGCGGACAACCTCCAAGCCGTTTTCGACCGCCTTGCAACTCAAAAAAGTACACACTAAAAGTACACACTTTTTATTTTACATGGGTATTTAAGCAATGGACAGCATACACAATGTATTGATGTATCGTAAATAAATATATAGCAAATACAGCCTATATATAAAGGTGAGTAGTTCGAATCCCGTCACTCCGACTTGAATAAATGCCGCAGATTCGTTAAAATCTGCGGCATTTTCTTTTGTAAGTACACACTTTAGTACACATTTGCTTATTTTCTCTGCAAGTCGTGCACCAAATCCCTATACACGTCCGGTTTTGCTTCTTTCAGCGCATCCATAAATTCATCCAGCACGCGCCAAACATGCCCGGCGTCAGCCTTAATTACAGTTTCCAAAAACTCACTCATTTTGTAGCCTTTCTAGTTTTCTCATCACGCCGTTGTACACTTTTGGATTTGCAACATACAGTGCCGACATCAATTCATCAAGCACCTCTAGCGCATCTTCCGCTTTAACGCTTGATACCGCCCGTAAAAATTCACTTCCGCTTGTAACAGCTTTTTTAGGTGATTCCGACGCGGCATAATATCTTACATTTCCTTGCGTGCTAATTTTGGGTTCTTCCGGTTGGGCTTCTACAAGTTTCTGGTTTTTGACTGTATACAAGGCCGCAAGCTTTTGCACCCGTGACATGGTAAGCTCGCTGTTTTCGATTTCGGCTATAGCGCCGTCAATCTCTCGCACGTCAACCATAGCCCTTACACCTCGCTTAGCTGTTCCTCATTATGTCAATGCAGCGTTGGATTGATTCACGATCTTTGCTGTCTGCTCCGCGCATGATATCTTCCATGCGCTCAATAAGCGAATCGCGCCCGTCATCGCGGCTGTAATGGCCACGCACATAGTGCTGACCGCGCCGCGCATAGCTGCTGCCGCGTCCGTAATTGCCGCGCATATTGGCGCTCCAATCACCATCCCGGCTGTAATCTTCATCGCGGCTGTAGCCGTTTTCTTCCAGCATGGTGATCTTGTCGATGTTCTTGATAGTGTCGGTCAGCTTGTGAACAGTTTCCAAGTCGCCGGCAGACATTTCGCCTTTCTTGCCGATTTCGTCAAGCTCTTCGCACAGCATGTCCTTCAAATCGTACATAACTTTCATACTCATAATAAAGCTCCTTTCAGCTCACTCTCTCAACCATAAAGTTTGCGTTTGCAAACAAAACGGTTTGTGTGCTTGTGTTTTCGGCGGCAACGGTAAGGCAGCAGCCGCGCGGAACTTCAACAAAAGCCGTGACGTAAATATTAAAATAGTTTTCTACTGCTGCCGGTGTCACGATTGCAGTCGCACTGTTCAGCGGTTCACCGTTGATGGCAATCGCCGCAGTAATAGCTTCCACTGTGCCGCCGGTAGGGATAGCAACGTTTGCACCAAATCCCACTTTGAAACGAGCTTTGCACTGGTTTGTAATGCCTCGCAGCGTAACAATACCGGCGCCCTCTCTGTGTACGACACAGCCCTTACCCGCTACTGCCGTTTCCGTCAGTGGCACGTTCTGGCCTGCTGCCACGCTCACGGTATTGGCGTTTGTAAATTCAGCCATAAAATCATTCCTTTCAAAAAAGATAGTGGCGGGACGATTGCCCCGCCACATTTTGCACTATCGGCACGGAGCCGAACATGTCGGATGTTCCGACAAGTTGCCGTATTCGGTTTTAGCAGCCGCAGCCGTTGCAGGTGCCGCAGTTCCCATACTGATACGGTGCGGGAACAGGGAAAGCCGGAACAGGGCGGGGGTTGTAGTAAGCAAGCTGCCCGCTCATATAGGCTTTCAGCGTTTCATTCTGCGCCGCCTGACTTGCGGCAAGCTGAGCGGCGAAAAGCTGCTGGTTCTGCTCGGCAATCTTGGCATCCTTGGCCTCGATGCGCTGTGCAGTCAGTGCGTCAAGCACCGCGCGGGCGTTGGCGTTCTGGTTTTCGATAATGTCCCGCGTGCCGTTCTGGATAGTCTGGCGCGTGTCGCAAGCCTGCGTTGCCATGTTGTAATTTACGCCCTGAATCGCTTCGCGGGTTTCGCAGCAGCAATTGGCCTGCTGCATCTGCATGGCATTCAGCTGCTGCATAAATGCGGCCTGCTGGTTTGCACGGCTGATTTCAGCCGACATAAAGCCCTGCTGCATAGCGTTCTGCACGCCGTTGACAAGCTGCGCCTGCTGGTAGAAACCATCGCACAGGCCGTTGTTCACGACGTCTATTTTGCGCTCAATGTTGGCAAAATCAGAGGTCAGCACATAGCCGTCAACCACCCCAGCGCCGTTGCCAGCATTGTTGCCCCAGCCGTTACCATTGCCCCATCCGCCAGCAAAAATGAACAGAAACAGCACAATCAGCCACAGAGCGCCGTTATCGCCCCAGCCGAAGCCGCCACCATTAGAATTGGAGTTTGCGGGCTGAACAGGCATTGTCATAACAGTGCCGTCCGAAGAAAGACTCATGTTTAACTCCTTTCAAAAGTTGAATGTATTGTTCACCGTGCGCACGGTTTGAACCTACTTCGTAAATGTTTGAAACTGCTGCGCCATCGCTTGCAGCTGGTTGAGCTGCTGCTGGCTTATCCTGCCGGATTGCAGCAGCTTTTGCACCTCTGTCTTCGGGTCGCCCTGAAAGCTCTGCCGGAACTGCTGAAACTGCTGCATCATCTGCTGGAACTGCCCCATTGCGCCCGGCATTTTGCCGCCGCCAAGAGCGTTAAACAGAGGGTTGCTCATTGTCTGCCTCCTTCTTCTTGCGCGTTAGGGGCTTATCTGCCGTCAGCGCGTCAAAACGGGCTGTCAGCGCGTTAAATTCCTGACGTGTGACATATTCATCTTTGGGTTTTTGCGCGGTCTGTGTAGGCTGTTTCAGACTTGCCGACCGTTCCGTGTAATCGAAAATGCGCAAAGGCTGCGGCATACCGCTGGCATCGGTAGATTTTATATAAAATGTGCTGTTTTCGCTGTCCATCAACAGCACACTGTTCCCCGCCGCCACCATATACGCTTTCGCTCCCTCTTCGCCCTGCACCCAAATGATTGGCGAACTCTGCTGTGCAGTCGGCTGCGGTTGAGGATATGCCGCTTGTCGTAGCTGTGCGAGCTGATCTGGCATAGCCGACGGCATCTGCTGCCCCATCGGATAATAGTTCGGCATATAGCCGGGCTGATACGGTACGCCAAACGCCATAGTCAATCATCCTTTCTGCCAATAATACAGTGGCATTTCGTTGCCACTGTCCCAAGTATCAAGCCAATCGCCATCAACAACAGCGACAACGTGCGTTGCCATAGCCAGAATATATACGCCAGTCGGATTGTCGGCTGCGAAATCCGCGACGGTGTAACAGTCCGGGCAGGTGTTTGGCAGTGTGTGCCGCCGCCAGCCTTTACGCCGCAGATAACTGCCCCAGACATAGTTTGCAGACGGCAGATCGTGCAGGATAAAGCCCTCTAATATTAAGGCAGTATATACAGATTCCCAATCTTGCTGCGTTGCCGCAGAAATTGCCCGAATTGTGCAGTCACCGACGCGCTTTCCGTCCGGGTTTGGATTGTATTGCCGAAACGCCATAGTCTGCCGCCTTTCTTGCTCTCATTATACAAAAAAACACGTCCCAACGTAGGACAAGGGAGCGCCATTATTGTGCCGTTTTTGAGCCAGAATGAACAAGGCTTTACAATGATTTGTTTCAATCTTTGTGCAGTTTGCCTATTTACAATAGGCCAATATTGGCCTATAATATAGACAATGAAAGAAATAAAGCCGCAAGGCGGGAGGTAAATATTATGACTAACAACGAATTGATTGCCATTGCCACCAAAACAGCAAACGAAATTCTCAGCAAGCGAAGCGCAGAGACCGGAGAGAAAATCGAAGTCGTTGTCACGAAAGCGCGGAACAATGGTGCGCACATCCGCGCAGTCACTAAGTCCATGAATCGTCTTGGCGTTGAAGAGGTCTCGCAGATTGGCTATAACTGTACCGTTTATGCCATAGCTGGCAAAAACAAAATCATAGAAAAGATTAAACGGTGGTACGCATGAGATTGCATAAATGTAAGCGTTGCGGGTCGGTATACGAAGCAACCGGAAAGGGAAGCGTATATTGCCCAGAATGTGTCGCCGAGTTGCAGAGAGCAGGCGTTATAAGAGAAAGAATATGCACTGTGTGCGGAATGTCTTATCAAGGCTACCCACGCTCTAAATATTGCCCAGCTTGCCGTGCTGAAGTTCTCAAGCAGCAAGCTGCTGCGCGTAGGGCGGCAGGAAAAAGCAAACGGCCAATCGGCTCAACCGATTTGTGTGTAGCCTGTGGGAAACCATACATCGTTAGCGGGGCCCGGCAGAGATACTGCCCGGAATGTGCAAAAACCGTAGTAGCTGATAATGTACGAAAACAAAAGCGCGAATATTCCGCCGCGCATAAGGAACTAGTCAATCCCATACGAAATGAAAAAAGAAGAAACTGTAAAATTTGCGTAATTTGTGGCGCACCAATTTTGAAACAAACGCCAACAAATACTTGTTCCGAAGAATGCGCAAAAAAGCTGAAAAAGCAATACAGTCAAAAAGCTGAAGCTAAGCGTGCAGGAACTCGAAGCCGCAAAAAAAGAAAAGATAATATGGAGAAAGATCATGAGCAATGAAGAAATTAAGACCAAATTTGCAGAAATGACCAAAGCACAAAGCATGAAGAAGCAGCTTTGCCCACTGCTCGCGATCAGAACCAAAAAAGGGCTCACGCAGGCGCGGCTTGCGGAGCTATCTGGAATAAACGCTCGCCAGATTCGCAAGATCGAGACAGGCGAGATCAAGCTGGTGAACATAACGGTTGGAACCATGAGTGCACTTGCAAATGCACTTGGTGTAAAAATTGAAGATTTGATGGGTGTGACTTGACGATCAAATCGAGGTTCATGATTTGAAAATCGCCGCTATGGAAACATCGTTGGAATGTAAAAAGAAAAAGGGCAGCTGCTTGGGATTTACCCGGCAGCTGCCCTTTTTATTAGCCTAATTTATTTTTGATCGCTCGCACATGGCGGTTTACCGTCCGCTCGCTGCAATGCATTTCAGCCGCAATATCTGCATTGCGCCAGCCGCGCCGCCGCAAATCCAACACTGCGTGTTCGTCATCGGTCAGGTCAAAACAGAGGTCATCATAGTCGCTGCGGCTCATTCGGAAATCAAACTTACTTCCCATTGCCAAAGCCCTCAAGAATCTGCTTGAACGCCTGATGTAGACCTGTGGATGCCAGCCCGCTTGCAAGGCCGGACAAAATCACGGTAGCGGTAATTTCAGGCCAATTCATCCAGCATGCCAGTGCGACACCAAGCGCCGCGCAAATCGTGGGAATATACCGGTTGTCAACATCCTTAATCCACTGCTTGACAATCCAGCCCACGCACAGGCAGATGCCAACAATCACGGGAATCATGTATTCGGACAAGAAAGAAATATCCATTTTGCTTTCTCCTTTTTTTAGCCGATCAAATGCTTCTGCAAGGCTTCCTTTGCTTTCTGCATCTGGTCAATGTTGTTTCCATCAAGGTTGTGGTCAAGCAGGGCAAGCAGCGCCTGCAAGGTCACGTGCTGTCCCTCGTCCATGCGGTCAAGCCGGTGTTTGTCGTTTTTCAAGAATCCCTCAACCGCTGAAACGCGGCCCTCCAACTGTGTAATGCGTTTGTCCTGGTCGGTTTTTGGCTTTTTTACTGCGGTAATTACTTTGCTAATAGCCACGCCACCGGCATACAGTCCGGCAGCAGCACCCGCCGCGTAAATCAAAAATGCCCAGGCTTCCGCGATCGTAAACGAAAATACATGCTGCATCGGCATCACACCTCCACAAATTTAGCGTGATACGCTTTGTCGTTGTCCAGCCCGTACTTCTTGGCGATGAGGTAGAATTCCATCGCGGCGGCATTGGGCAGAACGGTATGGTCAAGCCAAATTTCCTGATGGGTAGGCTCAGAGACGGGCTTATCCTCTTTGAACAAGGTATCGTACCGCGTGAGGTTGAACTGATTCGCAACAGACAACAGGCTTGCAGTGTAAGTCGGGCTGGTAGCCCAACCATCCGTGCGGATGTACTCGCAAGCCTTGTTGATGTCGGTACAGCCGATAAGGTTTGCGTAGCGGCTCATAGTCGTGAGCTTCTTGATGTAGTCCTCTACGCAAGCAACCATCGTATCGTAGGCGCGGAAGCCCGCCGTGATAGTGATGTACTTGCTGCCGTCCCACTCCTTCGTGGCCTTGTTGTATACTCTGCCGCTCCAATTGCTGGCCTTGATGCCGAACAGGTTGTTTGCCTGTACTGCAAGCTCGCTCGTGCCGTAGGCGCTTTCAAGGCAAGCCTGCGCAATGCACAGCGACGGCAAAAGATGTGCGTTCAGGCAACGGCTCTGGCACTTCTCGGCCATGACGTCAATGAACGTCTGCTCCTGCGTCTTGGCGGGCGCAGCGTCGGCCACGCCGCCCTTCAGGCGCGTTGTGACCTGCGCCGCAATGTCAGGGAACTTGCTCTTGAGATAAGGACCGGGGCAGGCCGTGGCAGCGTAAAAGCAGTGCATTGTGAGCGAGCCGTTCTTGTCGCCGGTGTAGGTCAGTTCCTTGATGCCGTTGCGGCGGCAAATGTCGGTGCAAAGGTCGAGCAGCGCGGCATACGCCTTGTCGCTGACGTGCCAGTCCGGTGCGCCGCTGTCGTTAGCTACTTCGATAGTAATGGCCCGCTGGTCGTTCCACGGGCTGGAACTGCACCACGACCTGTCCACCTCGTGGCAGAACAGCCCGATACGCCCGCTGGATTCGATGGCGTAGTTTGCGCTCATCTGGCGAGAGGTTTTACCGACAAGAGCTCCGAAAGCCTCAAGCGTTGTGTTGCCAGCCATGTGGTGTACGGTAATCTTGCTGATGGGCTGGCTCCTGGGCCGGTTGCAGTTTGGGCTGATGGCTGTGTAAACGGCCAGTGCAGAATCACTCATTCTCGTCCTCTCCCTTCCCGTTCGACAGTTCCTCGTCCATTTCGGGCGACAGAATCATTTTATCATTCATCGGTTTCACTCTCCTTTTTATTCCACAGACAGAACAGGCCACTCCACCGCGTAGGGCCTGTCGGTAGGTCTTCCAGTCGGCATTCACCGTTTGAAAGTCTCATGATTTGTTGTCCTTTCTGTTTGTTAGTCGGCTAAAGCACCATCAAAAAACGTACGTGTGCGTATGCAGTGCTTGACATGATATTCTCCTTACTGCGTGATTTCCTCAGCGTTCGCCTTGTCCTCAGCATCCAGAGCGTCGTAGTACGCCTGTGCCAGAGTCTCCACTTCTGTGATGTCGTCCTCCGTCAGCAGGCCACTGTCCAGATGGGTGTACGCCTTGTCCAGCCAGTATGCCACATCTCTTCCTGCGGCAATTTCCCGCTTGATGCTGCGCAAGGTCAGGTCGTGCCGTGCTTTACTTTTGATAGCCATAATGTATATCTCCTTTAAGTGGTAGTCATGGACGCAATGGCGTCCTCGAGATTTTTTACGACAAGATTCACGTCCCGCTGGTAGTCCAGCTTGATGCCAGCGCCGTCGCTCGCTTGCACCACGGTGTCTGGCGCGTAGGCAGTCAGCGCTTTGTAGGCGGCAATTTCAGCAGGGGTGAGCGGGGTTTCGATGGGGGTGGCGAGAGCGTAGAATAAAATGTATTCTCCTTCTTCCGGGTTTTTGGCGTCAATCGGAATAAAAATAAACACATTGGTGTTGTTTACATAAAAGTGCGGTACATCTTTGTCAAACGAAGTGATAAGTTGCAATTTATTGCATAGGGCCTTTGTCGTATAATCGCGACCACGTATCGGCAATATAATCGTAAGTCGTCTTGTTACCGCAAGCTCAGTGACACCCGAAATTTTACAGGTTGACAAGTCTACAATGTTCACCCTCTGCACCTTCACACCTCTCTCTAAGTCTACCTCGTCGCACACCCACTGCTGGCCGTTTTGGTCAGTGTAGTTGCCGCCAGAGGTGACAGGTATGCCGGGTAAGCCGTTGGGTGTGGGCAGGGTAAGGAGCTGTTCGCGGTAGGGGGAGTAAGTGGTGATTTTACTTCTTGTTAAAGACACTTGAACAACAAGGGCATTTACCGCCGTACCTTTTTCGATTCTTAGTAAGATAGTATATTCTTTGCCAGCGACAATGCGTACCTCTTTGTTTTGCACATCATTATTGAAACTACCAACTTGATAAAAGTTGATAGAAACAGAAGCACTTAATCCCTTAACAGTTAGGTAATAAACACCAGGCGTTAGCTTTTCTTTTATATCGTTGTGCAAATAAATATTTAACGCAGTGTCAGCCTTTCCGACAAAAGATATGCCATCTTTATTGGCAGTGTAAGATACGCCGGAAACATTGCCTCTATTGCCTAGTTTAGTTCCCTCAACCATGTTTGTTCCCGTAACCTTCACCGCTATGCTCCCGTCATCCCCTGCACTTACAATTGGCACAGGATTATCGGGGCTAGGCGTGCCATCCTGTGTACTCTTGCCGTACACGGTCAGGCCGCACAGTGGGGCGGAATATGCGTCATTGCAGCTTACCGGGTTGCCTGTCTCACTGCCAACAAGCACATTCTGGCGCTTCTGCAGCGCGGCAATCTGCATCATGGAATTATTGATGCTGTTGGCAGTGCTGTTGGCATCCGCCGCGCTCTTTGCAGCTGCATCTTCACTGGTCTTGGCAGCAGCGGCGCTATCAGCGGCAGCAGTCTCGCTGGCAGTAGCGCCCTTCTGTGCGGCTTCAGCGGCTACTTTTGCCTTTTCTGCCGCCGTCGCATCGGTAGCCGTCTGGGCCTGCTTGGCCGTTACGTCGTCCTGGATCGCCTGCATCTGTTGCAGCTTTTCCGCTGCGGCTTCACCTGCTGTCTTGGCTGCCAATTCTGCGCTGTTCGCATACTTTCTAGCAGCAGCCTCACTGCTTGCTGCCGCACTCTCGCTCGCCTTTGCCGCTTCCGCCGAAGCACTAGCTGCCGCCGCTTTCTGCGTTGCCGTGTTCACGGCACTGTCCAGATTTGCCGCGCTGGCGGCTGCCTCTTTGGCAGATTTTCCCGCCGCCGCCTCCGATGCCTTTGCTGTTGTGGCGCTAGATTTTGCCGCCGCTGCCTGTGTCGTTGCAGTGCTTGCGGATGTACTTGCACTGCTGGCGCTGGATGCAGCGGCCTTTTGTGCCGTTTCCGCACCGGCTTTTGCCGTCTCTGCTGCACTCTGTGCCGTTTTGGCGGCAGTGGCGGACTGGCCCGCGTTGGTTTCGGATTCCTTAGCGGCAACGGCACTGCGGGCAGCGGCGTCGCGGGCAGATTCGGCCTGGTTCTTGGCATCTACAGCGCCGTCCCGCAAGTCCTGCATCTGGGCAAGGGCCTGGGCATTCTCGCTGGGTGTGGCGGTGCTGTTGGCACCGGGCACCTGCGCGTGATCCAGCACCATGTAGGGTAGATTGCAGCTGATGCGCTGTACACCGTCCTGCACGCCCCGGAACGTGATGGTTGCGTACTTGGATGCTCGCATACAGGCTTCTGGAGGGACGGTCACAAGGCCGTCCGTGTCTACCAGCATGGTCACGCCCTTATCGTTGGGCGTGTTGTGGAAAGTTGCATCAATCGCAAGCCCGCTCCACGTATCGTCAAGTGTCACATGCAGCTGCTCGATACCGTAACTGTCATAAGTGCCAAGCGATAAATTTCCGGGTCTAACACTGTATCCTTTCAGCTGTACTTCATGCAATGCCATTACACGCCCTCCAATCTGGATTTAACCGCATCCATTCACTGCCTTAATACGGCGGTATTTCTTCCTCTGTTTTCGGAGTTTCGATGTTTGCCGCCGCGGCTTCTTCGGCTGCCATGTTCTCCCGCACGGCGTTCAAAACGTTCTCCAAAATCAACTCTGTGACGGCAAACGGCAGCCTTGCTTCATTAATTGCAGCAATAACTTTGCGTTTGCAATCTTTAATGCGTTTGTTGTCAGTCATGGTGCATCCTCCTTTACAGTCGTGCGTTTACAGCGTTTTTCAAAATTGCAATGGCGGTCAGCAGATCATCATCCAGAGCCACGAAAGAGGCCCTGTTGTTCTGGCTGGTGATATTGCCGTCACTGTCTAATTCGGTGTAAGCGTAAGATACGCGCTCGCCCTCTGCGGTGGTAACCACCGCAACGCTGGTCAGTTTTTTCATGCCTCGTTATCCTCCAATTTCAACAGATTTTTGGTATTTAGTTTTGCGTTGGTATCGGTCAACAAGCTGTCCGCAGCGTCAGCACTGGAATCCAGCGCACGGGCGGCGGTAATTGCGGCCAAATCTTCGCCTTCCGGCATGGGAGCAGGATAATTGCACTCGCTGGGTTCGGCGTACTCGCCCTCATAGCCCTTTTGTGCCGCCATAGCCATCCATGAAAATTTCTGTCCTGGATTGCCATGTATAACGGCATACTGGCCGCAATCCTCAGCCCACAGGTGGCCGGTGCCATCGCAGTCCGTCAGCAGCCAGGTCAGCTGCCCGTGCTGGGCGATGGTCTCCGCATAGCGCGGGTCAAGGGCAATCAGGCACCAGCCTTCGGGGCCGCACTGGCCCTTGCCCCAGTCCGCAAAGGTTGGCAGCGGCGTCTCAAATGCGGCCATTTTAAGCGCGCCGAAGCTGGTAGGCACCACACGGGACTTGCTGCCCCACGCGTTCAGGTTCCGGCAGTTAAGCGTTCCGCTCACGCCAACGCGGGTCGTATTAAAATCGGCATCGCTGTCATCGCTACGGTTGTAGGTGATCTGCATCCCAACGTAAGATGTCGGGTTAAGGCCGTCAACCCAGCCGTACTTGGCGTATTTACTGCACGCGCCGATGTAGCTGCTGCCAGCCTCTGAGTACAGCACGCCGGTCAGGCCGATGCTGCCGGTGTTGATGGTTGCATACCATGCGATGTGCCGGTTGTCCAAAAATACGCGCTCACCGGCCTCGGTGCCCATACGTATCCAGGCGTTGTCCAGGTCGTACACGGTGGTGTAGTTGAGGTTATGCAGCTGCCCGGTGGTAATGTTGCCGCCGTTGATGATTGTCTTGTCCTGGTTCCAGGTGCTCAAATCCGAAAATGTCACCACGCCGGATAGGTTGATCTGTGCGCTGGTGATCTCTGTTCCGCCTGCCGTCAGCTTGATGGTGCTGGAAGTTCCACTGGTGGAAGCCGTCAGCCGGATGGTGTCAAACGTCTGTTTGATCTCGGTTTTGGTTTCGTTGGCGGTCAGATAGTCGCCGGTGCTGGCCGTCCAGGCAGTTGGGGCGTTGCCCATCTGCACCATGGGGTGCATGATGGTCAGATCGTTGGTAACGGTGGCGTTATCGTCCGCGGTACTCACAAACAGACCGTCTGCATAGCCGTCCGCGGTCGCCGTAAAGGACGCCCAGCGCAGCTTCCAACCGTTATCCAGCTCAATGTCCTGCTTCGCATTTTTGAATGCATTGCCGTAATAACTTTTTGCTCCGCTGCTGCTCTTGGTCTCGAACTGCAAAAACAGGCTGTCCGTGCCAGAGTTGAGCTTGTACAGTACGCTGGCGCAGTAGGTCATGCCCTTGGCAATCACCAGCGTTTTGTCCGCACCAAAGTGGAAGCGGGTGTTCTGCGCCCTATTGGTCACTCGGACGGATTCACCGCTGATCGTGTATGTCCCTTTTTTGTTCAGGTCATTGCCGCCTGCATCCAGGGTCGCATTGTTCCAATTGTCCGTGCCCGCAATAATATTGTTGCCGCCGGTGATCCGCTGGTTCACTGACTTGGTGATCTCGGTTTTGATCTCATCCGCAGATTGGGAGATCAGGCTTTTGGCATTTTCCCCTGTTATGTAGTCCCCGCTGCTAGCTGTCCACGCGGTGGGCGCATTGCCGTATTGCAGCATGGGGTGAAGCAGTTCAAACTTGTTGGTGTAGTTGCCCGTTCCTGCGTGGTTAAGGCCGCTGCCGATATCTACCTGTTTTACGATAGAGTCGCTGGATGGTGTCCACAGCCCGTACCGCAGCACCCAGCCGTTTGTCTGCTTAATTTCAATCTGGTCAGCAGCTTTGATGGCCGCCCACGTATTGTTATAATTGATTTCCATGCACAGCTCATCCGTGCCGGAAACAGGCTTGTACATAACGGACAGGCACAGGGTAACGCCCGCTGACACATGTTCGTTCACCGTCTGCCAACGGAAATACCGATTGGAGTTTGCGTTTGTTACGGTCGCGCTGCCGGTATCGTTGTACGTGACCGAACTGCCGCTGACCGCGTTGCCTTGCAGTTTGGCGTTCTTGAAGCTCTCACTGCCCAGGATCAGATTGCCGCCGCCGGTGATTTTGGTGCTTTGGGTTATTTCGCTTTTGATCTGCTTTGCGGATTCACTGATTTTTGCGTCAACAGTTTTTCCATCATAGATGGTTTCGGAGTTGATCTCTATGCTTTTGGCGTTAATCCTCAATTCACCGCTAACCAAATCCAAATAGAACGCATCACCTGTCTGCGATTTTAGGATTCCGGCTTTGATGATCTCTGCATTAAGGGTGCCTGTTGTCAAAAAGTCTGCATTGATTGCACCGTCCATTGTGGCTGCAAGGCGGTAAGGGCCGGCATAGCCGGTTGACGAATAGCCCCACCCAGACAGATTCCATCTCCACACCTTGGTGGCAGTGTTTATGTCGGGTTGATCCATTACCAACAGTTCGTCCGGTGTATTATTGCCAGCAGAACTGTGCAGCACCACATACCCACCAAGGTTGCCCGTTATCAGCTTTGTTGCCTGATCTACTGCTTCCTGCAATATGGATTTTGTTTTATCTATTTCGGCTTTTGTGTTTTTTTCAGCGTTAACTATTGTACTTGCAAGGTTGCTCCGTGGCGTGCCAAGTTCAACGCTGTCATATCTGTCTAGCAGCACGTTGTAGACGGTCTTTACAACTTTGGCTGTTGCATCAACTCCAAGCCGCTCAAATACAACATGTACGGTATCGCACAGACCAACACGTTCAAGGAGCGCCTTGCCTTTGTATTCTTCCGTTTGCTCAAGCTGCGCATAACTCAGTTTAAGGCTTACTTTCGGTACGCCGATTTTGTTCGCCTTAATGTAATTTAAGGCATACTGTTTGAGTTGCTCATCTGTAGGCTGCTCAGTGTATTCCCGGCTGATATCAAGCAGCAGTATGCGCGTAAAACTGTATTGGCTGTCAGGCACATCTACAATGGGCGAGGTGCTTATCTGCTTAACGTTCCCATCGCTGTCCGTCCAGTAAGGGTACACGCCGGTATAGACGCTTTCGCAATTTTCTTCCTGCGTGATATCCGTCAGGTTTTTGCCGTAACGGATGCTTACGCCCCTATCTGTGCCGCGTTTGCTGTGGAGCTTTACGGTGTAGTTGTCCCACTCGTATTCTCCGCCGTATACATCCAATATGCTGCCATCTATGCCGCCCAACAGGCTGCGCAAGCTGCTTGGCACATTCGCCGCAAAGTTAGCAGTGGTTGTCAAGTCCGTCCAAAATTCATACGGGCAATCAACCGTTGCCTGGCTTTTAATTCTGTCCAGCGCCTGTGCCGCTGTCGATGCTGTATATGGGGCAACCGGAATGCCGCTCAAATCGTAGCTGATATGTGCAGCATTAACCGTTATCTGCCCATTGATCGGGCGACTGATCTGGTATACCCGGAACAGCTGCTCTTCTGCATACGGATTTGGTTGTGCTTTGATCAACCCCCGCAGCGCCAGCGCATCATAATGCTGCCCGCCGACAGGATAGACCATTTCAAGCTCGTAGCTGCCATTGCGCTCTTCTGTTATTGTGCAGCTGATGCAGTCCCTCAATGCCCCAACGCCATTGCCCTTGATGTCAGCAGTGCCATCGTAATATCTTGGTATCATAGTGTCCACCACCTTGGCGTGATTGCGCAACTACTGATTCCGCCTGTCCAACTGATTTGTGTTGTTCCAGCGCCAAGTGTAGGAAAACTTGGTGCCGTAATGTATTGGTTCAAGTTTTCGCCGTCCTTATAGGCATCTTGCAGTTCGCAATCAAGGACCATACTTCCCGTATACCCAGTAATCGCAATTTGTGTTGTACCGATTTGCAATTTCGCGTCTCCGGTCAACGTCAGTTTAACAAGCGGCAGCGCGGGGCGTCCTTTAAGATTCTTCAATGTGCCGCCATTTGCAACCGTAACAGATTGTTCACCTGATTTGTAGTATTTCTGCGGTTTGCAATCAAAAGAGACGGAAAACGGTGCAAGTCTTTTTGCCCGTATTTCCGTCTCAGGGAGATTTTCTACCCGCGCCATGCGGTATATATCCGGTTCTTCTTCCGTTTCAAGCCTCCGGTATCCCATAGTTTCCCCGCACAAAAACTCTGCAATTCCAGGCAGCAGTTCTGCAACCTCGTTTGCATCCAGCGCATAGCATTTTGCCGTTCCGGTAACGTTGCTGTAGCTGCCATCCCACATGTGCAGGTCACCGCTGCGGCCCGGTATACTTGTAACCGTAACTCGCGGCGTTGCCTGCCCAAAGGTCAGCTCATTTTGCAGCCGAATCCCCGCATCCAGGCTGCAAGCGCCGTCCAGCCAGAACTTTTTATCCATACAGCGCCGCCTTTCTGCGTGTCTGTGCTTCCAATTCGTGGGAAATATCATTTGCCAGCGCATGGGCCATGTCAGAAACATTCGTAAATTGCATGCCGTTAATGCTGATCTGGAACACCATATCACCGCCAGTTTTTCCGCCATTACGGTAATTTTTTGCTTCCCGCGCCGTCAGCACCATTTCGCCCCTGTGCAGATTTGCAACATAGTCGTTATATGGCACATAGTCCAAGCCGCCCGCGTGGCTGTGGTTGCTGCCACTACTGTTGACATCCACATTAACAGAGCGGTTCCCGAACAGGCTGTCCCACAAACCATTGAACCAGCTGACAAGGCTGTTCCAAGCTGCCGAAATGCTGTCAATAATGCCATCAATAACCGCGTCGCCCATCTGCATTGCGCCAGTTACAATGTCCGGCAAATGCTGCACAAAGTAGGTCAACAGGGTCTCCACGATAGATGCAGCGGCAAGCATAACGTCCGGCAAGTGTTCCGAAACGCCCTTTACAAACGCAATCAGCATTTGTCCGGCAGTGTCAAGCATCTGCGGCAAGTTTTCATTCAGCTTTGAAACCATCGTTAATACGATTTCCAAGGCCGATTGTGCAACGGTCGGCAGCATCTGATAGATGCCGTTGCACAGCACAGTTATAATCTGAATTGCCGAATCAATAAGTTGCGCCGCGTTTGCGCTGATTCCCGTAACAAGTGTCTGCACAATGTTCACGGCAGACTGCGCCAGTTGCGGCAGGACAGTTTCAATTAAGCTGGGCAACTCTGCCATGATAGGCGGGACAAGGCTCTCTATCAGCTTAGCAGCGCCGTTCAGGGCGACTTCTATGCGGGGGATGATGTTGCTTGCCGCTGTAGTTGCGCTATCCACAAAGTTGCTGATAAGCTGCTCAAAATTAGCATTATCGTCGGCAATTCCAGTTACAAGATTTGACCATGCGGATTTTGTAGCATTTATACTCCCTTGAATCGTTGTGGATGCTTCTTTAGCTGTCGTACCAGTAATGCCCATTGCGTTTTGGACGTCATGAATCGCGCTCACAACGTCCGCATAGCTGTCAATGGTGTAATTGGTAGCTTTTCCCTGGGCAGCGTTGAGCTTGTTGGCATCATCAATCAGGCGCTCCATCTCGGTTTTTGTGCCGCCATAGCCGAGCTTCAGGTTATCAAGCATAGTATAATTTTGCTTGGCAAAACCGTTATACGCATCTTGGATGGACGAAATATTCGTACCCATCTTGTTCGCATTATCGGACATATCCGAAATGGCAGTGTTTGCAAGCTCTGCCGCTTGTTCCGTATCGCCGCCCAGACTAGACACAAGCGCGGCTGCAAAGGTAGTTGCGGTGTTCATGTACTCGTTTGCCGAAAGCCCAGCCGTTTTGTACGCATCGGCTGCATACTGCCGAACTTTATCGGCGCTGGTTTTATACAGCGTTTCCACGCCGCCTACAAGCTGCTCGTAATCTGCATAACTGTTAATTGCAAGTCCTGTTAGCGTCGAGACCGCCGCCGCGCCTGCTGTAGTAGCGGCAACGGATACTTTCGCAACGTTCGTAGCAACGGTAAAGATGCCTTTGCCAACTGTTGAAGCGGCAGAACCAACCTTTCCGAACAGTCCCGTTAATCCGCTTGCGCTGCTTTTCGCATTTTTCAAGCTTTTCTCGTATTCGCTGGAATCCAGCGTGATTTTAGCAAAAAGGTCAAATACGTCCACTTACTCGCTCACCTCCTGCCGTTCTTTTGTCTTCAACCCATGCCGCGCCGCAAAGTCTTTGAAATCCGCCTGCACCTGTTCCGGCGTTCTTGTATCCACTTTGGGCGGGTGGATAATGTCAATATATCTCGCTGGCCTGTTCTCTGCGCCTGTCACAGCTACCACAAGGCTCCACGCACTGTCAGTCATGTACACCTTGTACAGCTGCTCTTCATAATCAGCTTTTAACGCGTAAGGCAGCGCCGACACAAGCGCTTTTGCGCCCAGTTTCGGCATTTTCAGCAGTACAGGGATTACTTGTTCTGCCCGCCACCGAGATACGATTTGAAAAAATCAACAAAACCTTTATCGTTCAGCAGGTCGGCAGCTTGCTTGCAGGTGATAAGAAAATTCTGTTTGCCGATTTCTTCCACCGTCAGGCCGTTGAACGGTGCAAGGATTGCGTATACATCCTCTCGGTGCTGCTTTAACGCAATGTTCAGCATCTTAACGATTTTCGCAAGGCCGAAACGTTTCATTGCAATGATGGTCGTTTCTCCCTTCGGCATCGTTTCCTGCATTTCTTTCACAAGCGCTTCATCTTCGATCAGGTTTGTGATGGGCTGCGCGATTTGCAAAACAACTTCCAGCGCTTCATCAGTGCTAAGTTCCGAAAAAATCCGCATCAGGCCTCATCCTCTCCCGCTTTGATATAGACCTCGCACGGCACAGTGTCCTGCGCGGTAATGGAGTAGTGCGCCGTGTATTCAAAGCTCATCTGGCCTTTTGCTTTGTCGCCGGTCTGCAAGCTGAAACCGCCGGTGGACAGCGTATTCAGCATGTGGATAGCGCAGAAACCGCCATTCGTAGCGCCGTGCTTGTCGGAATAATCGCACAGTAGCCACAAATCGGTAAAGTCGCTGTTTTTTAGGTCGCGCGGCGTGATTTTGGAAACATTGGAAGTGGTTGTTTCATCTGCTGCGCCAAGCATACTTTTTACATTGGTCGGGGATGCCGAAACATAAGTGCCACTGCACTTGACATCCCAAGATTCAATCTGCTTTAGCTCTTTCATGTTCTTGGGGCAGTTGTCAATGTCATCGCCGAAGTCGGTAAAGCTGGGAACGGCAGAAAAGTTGATGCCGCCGGTCGTAGCGCCCAGCAGCGCACTTTCTTCTGGCGCAGTACCGGCAGCCGGGTCAAACGTAGTTGCAAGATAGCCCGCGTTCAAGACCAGTTCCTTGAACGCCGATTCGGGGATACGAGTAAATTTCATGCTTTCACCTCAATTTAGGCATAAAAATTCGGCGGTCACGTTGATGTACCGCCGTTTTATGTTTTTGTCTGTGTCATCTGCCAGCGCCTGGCAAAACGGGGAGCCGCGTTTTAGCCAAATCAAGCCGCCATCTACCGGCAGCGTCACGCCGCCAATGCCCAGCGCGTTAGAAAGCTCAAGCGCCTTTGCATTGGGCACCGCTTCGCTCGTGGTATGAAACCACATGTTGACCGTCAGCGATACCGCCCCTCCGCCCCATGCGTCAAACACGGCATCATAGGTCAGGTAGGGGAGCGTCACATCATCCGGCACGGCATTGCTGGCGTAAGCGGTCATAAATTGCCCGAAAAACTGCTGTAATGCAGCGCCTTTTGTCATGTCGGCAATCCACCCCGCAATCGTTCAGCCGTAAAACTTTTTAGGCCGTTCAGCATTGGGGAAGCGCTTGCCGGGGCTTGCTTTTCTTCCGGGCGGCTCGTAACCCGGAAATATGCCCCAGTCGTCACGTCCTTATACACGCTTCCGTACTCGATGGGCACATCTTTCCGCACAATGCCGGTATACACGCTGGTCACACCCTGCGCTTCGGCCTGCCGTGCTTCAAGGCTGCTGTCCAATGCAACGTAATTTGCAAACTCTGCGCCATCACTCCACTCGGTAGCATAGCCACCCTCTCCGTCAGGCTTTGTCCGCTTATCCATAATGATGCAGCTGTGCGAAAAATCATCTAACAGGCTCATATCTTTCTCCATTTGTTCAGCCGTGCCGCAAACACACCCTGCCAGCCAGGCAGAGAACCGCCAGAATTGCCGCTTGCGCTCGATTTGGTGTAACTATACCCTGCAAAACTCTCGCTTTGAAACGGGCTGTTTGCAGCGCTTTCATACTTGTCTCTCCATGCTTCCACATCCTCAACCAGAGAAATAAAGGCAGCGGGCACAGCTAGCGCCCACACGGCACCGTCAAACGTTTCATCGGTCAAGCCGCCAGTACCGTACTGGTACACGCCATCGTTGAACGTGCTCCCGATAATGCGGAAATATTGCCCAATAACTAAAAAAGGCAGCGCAATGCTGCCGTCTTCGATTGTAAACGTGCCCAGGTGTACGCCGTTCGAAACTACAAACCAGTTCCGGCACTCTCGCATCAATTCTTCAAGCATTACGCTGCCCTCCTTTTACTGTTCTGCCTCGACAGTTTTTGCGCTCTTGGTTTCTGCGGGCGTAATGGTGGCAACGGCGATACCGTCCAGGTACTCTGCCCACAGCTTCATGCCCATAAGAGCGTACATATCGCCAGTTGCGCGGCTGTAGTCGCCGTCAACATGCACACCAATCAGGTTGGTTTCGCCCTGGACGGTATAGTTCAAGCCCAGCTTGGCGAAATCGCTGTCGGCGGGGTCGATGTAATACAGGTCGATGTTCTCAACAGGGACGGCGATGACCTTGTTGCGGGCAATGTACTTTGCGGGCAGCAGGAACAGGGTAGAGTAGCCCATGAAATTCTGAACATAGGTCAGGCCGAAGGCGGTCTGCGTGGTGATTTCCTTGTCGCCCAGATAGCCGTAGAAGTCCAGAATGTTGGCAAATCCTACAACCTCGGTAACATCACGGTCCATGCTGGCGAACTTGTCCAGCACGTTGCCCTTTGCCAGAGCAAGACCCTGCTGCCAAGTGGTAGCAGCTACAGCCAGAGAGCCAGTGTTCAGGAAGGTGTAGAAGTCGCCCAGAACCTTGTTCTGCAGGGCGACAAGGAACGCCTCGTCGGTCTTTTCAACGGCAACATCTGCGCCGTACTTGGCTACCGCCTCAACGGACACGCTCTTAGCATACTTGGCAATCTCAATGTCGCCGTAGGTTTTGGGCGCTACCTTCATCTTGGTCAGCGGAATCTCGTCGCCCTCAGCAACGGATGTACCGCCAGCTAGAGTGCCGTCAACAGCGGCCTCATAGGAGACAAGCTTCGTACCGGGGGCCTTGCGGATGGGGCGCATAATGCCCATGATGGTTCGCAGCGCGTCCCAGTTCTTGCCAAAGCGGGTGACAAAGTCAACCTCGCGGGCGTTGACAGTAATCTGGGCGGCGGTAGTCAGGTTAGTTTTTGCAGCCATATTTTGGCTCCTTTCTGTTAATCGTCAGATTCGTTTTGCATAAGGTTTACAAGCGCAGCCTGACGCTCTGCGGTGGACAGTACATAGCGGCCTTTGTCGTCCGTCTTGTAGATGTCCTCCCGCGTCAGGGCCTTGCCACCATTGTTGGCGGGGGGAGTGGGGCTGTTTGCTCCTTTTGTGCTGGTTGTGGTGATGTACTCGCTGTAATCGGATTTAAGGCTTTTTTCAAGCGCAGATGCGTCTTTGATAGCGCCCTTGTCGTCCAGTTCCAGCTTGTCCAGCAGGCCATCTCCCTTTGCCAGCCGTGCGACAGACGAAACCCGCTTTTCAGAAATGCCGATTTTCAGCAGGATGTCGGACAGTGCCTTTTCTTTGGCAGCCGTCGTTTTTTCAGCATCTACGTTGGCCTTGTATTCCTCGAAAGCCTTGTGCTCTGCTTCATACTTAGCCTTGTAGCCGCCGTCGCCCTGCGCTTTCAGGTCGTCCAAATCCTTCTGAACGCCCGGCAGCTTTTCTGCATCGGCTTTATACCGCGTGACATCATCTTTCAGCGGGTCAACTACTCCAAGATGGAGCGCCACCAGCTGATTTTCGATTTCGTCAGTGCAGCTTTCGCCAATGATTTTACGGATTTCAGCGCGTGTAAATTTTGCCATGGGGGTCTCTCCTTTTCTTCGGTGGCGGTTCTTCGCCATTTGAGTTTTATTTATTCAAAACGGCAGTGCTTCGCCGTTTTTGCGTATAAAAATAGCAACCGCAGAGAAAGTCTCGGTAGTTGCTAGGTAAACTTGCTTTTTACGGTTTCACTTCAACGCTGGGCAGCACATTTGTGTGGAAATACAGCTTGTAATGGTACGGGTCTGTGTGTGTTCCTGTAATATCTTCGACAACATACATCGTGTAGCTGTTTAGGTAGATGTAATTTTTCCTGTAAGTATCAGGGCCAACCTTTACAGTGCAGACGAGTTCGTTGTTGGAATTGTTGGAGATAGACATATACCCCTCGGCTTCCATAATGACCTTGTCTGTTCTGGCGTTGTATACGGTGATTTTTCGTTCGCTATCAAAGTAATCGGCTTGTTTAGAAATATTGTAGTTTGCTCTATCGGCTTCGGAGCATCCACACAAAAGCAAAACTGAGGCCATAACTGCGATTGCGATATAAAGAATTTTTTTCATGTGCTTTCCTCCCAATAAAAAGAGCCGAGAGGCTTATTTGCCTTTCAGCTCTGCTTCGATGATTTTTTTGTACTGTTCGCCGTGCTCGGCGACAGCAGGCTTGATAAATGGCTTTGCCCGTTGGCCGTGCGTCAAATGCCAATTGCCTTTTGCGTCTTGATATACCCACGGCGTTTGTCTGCCGCCGGGGTAATATATGCCGGTTCCGCACTCAACGTATACGCCGTATTCGCTATTTGTGCCGACATAGGCGGCGCGTTCTCCGCTGTTTGTCACTGTATGAGTGATGCTATTGCGCAATGCGCCAGTTCCAAATTTACCGGGGCTGTTTACAAGCTTTTTGGCATAGCCCTCTGCTACCATCCCGCATTTTTCCAGCGCCCGCTGGCAAGCGGATTCAAGCGCTTCCAATACCTCATCGCTGTGGTCTTCAAGTCGTATCTGCATTGCGTTTCCACCCCGCCCACTCTGCATAGGTCATATCTTCCACAAGCACAGATTCCCCTGTTTCGGGGTCTTTGGCGCGTCTGCCGCCGCTGCTTGTGTCTTCGCCGTCAACCTCCGCAATCTGGGTACATCGGCAGTTATACACAAGATAGCCCGGCGCGGAACTGTCTCCCGGATACATAAGCTTGTAGCCGTCCACCTTGAACGGCTTGTCAACGTCTACTGTTTGGCCGTCCAGCATTGCGTGTGCGTGGCGTGTGCGGTTGTCCAGCGTTGCCAGCCAGCGTTTTTTGAGCTTTATGCCCATATCCTGTGCGGCACGGTAAGTATCTAGCCGCCCTGCGTTTTGCGCCCCCGTGACCGCCGTTCGTGCCGTTCTGATGGCGCTCGTGCGGTTCATATCCTGCATACGGCTTTGCAGGTCATCCGCAATCTTGCCAATTCCCTTGCCTTGCAAGATGGAGCTTGTCACGCTGGCTGTAATTTGTTGCTTGCCGTACTTCAAATCAATGCCGCGCTGCAATGCACGCTTTGGCGGGTAGTACGGCATCAAGTCAGGCTGCTCCACAATCAGACGTTTCACAGTCTGCTCATCCCACAGCGTAAAATCTGCTTTGTCGGAAACCTGCTCGATTTTGTAAGCTGCATAATTGCGGTTCAGCGTGTAAATGCCAGGCGTAGCGTCATTGACGTATGCCACAGCCGTTGCATTGGCATCGGTGTATCTTTCTGCCACTTTATCGCGCAGGACTTCAAAACGCTTGCCTCGCCCTATCTGCGCAAGCCGCCATTGCTTGTACTGCTGTTCGGTGATTTCGCCCGCATCCAGCTTTTCTTTCATGGCTGCATCACGCTTCTCGAACTGCTCAAAATAGGCTTTCACCGTGTCGGTCAATTCGTCAGCAGCTTCTTTGTACAGCTTTTCAATGCGCTGTTCCAACTTGGCAAGCTCGGCATCTGTCAGGCGGTGCGCGTAATCAGGTTTTTTCATTCTCCAAAACCCACGTTTCAATATTCGCAACATCTCGCACAGCTATTCTCAATTCCCAGTGCGAAAGTTCTTTTAGTTCAGGCCCCGTTTTTGTTTCTTGGTAGACTGGAACCATAAGCAAATCGTCTCTTTTAAGCCCACGAACAATGACAATAACGTCACTGTTCTCCATTTTCGCTTCCAGATGTAATGAAATCGGGATTTTTGGCTCTTTCAAGTTCCTCTGCCGCCTTTCGCTTCATCAATTCCTCGTACTGATCAGCATCGCCGAGAATGGTCAGCAGCTTTTTTGTGATGTATTCATCATCGTAGTATTCCGCGCCCAGCATCACGGTCTGCGTTTCTTCCTGCTTGTTGATAATCTGGTTGCGCGTGTATGTTGGTTCATCATCAAGCCCGGCAACCGCCAAAATGCCCTTGATGCAGCGCGTCACGCAGCTTTCAAACTTGTCCGTTTTCAGGTCGAGTGGCACATAACTGGCCTTGATAGCCGTTGCCGTCTGGTTTCCGGCGCTCACGGCAGATGCGTCAAACGCTTGAAAATCCGTGTACAGCTTTTTGGTTAGCATATCAATGGTCGCTTGCGTCCCTTGGAACGGTGCTTCAATGCTTTGCGGTGTGGCTTTTGCACCCTCGTCACCATCTGCATGGGCGACATGGGTCGTTTTCAGACGCTCAATGAACCTTGTATCGTCCTGCTCGTCCATGCATCCGCAGTTGGTCAAAACCCAGTAGATCAGGTTTCCCTCGTCCACGTTGTTGACCATGTTGCTGCTGGCAAGGTCGAGCGCGTCAATGGTATTCTGTCGCCCCTGTAGCTCGCTGTGGGCCTGCTCGCCGTTTTTCAGCGGGATAATTGGAAATCCGGGATAATTCTCGCCGTCATAAATTTCTGTGCCGTCTGCCTCGCTGGTGCGCAGCTTCAACTTGTAAGCGCGTTTCGGCTTGAGAATCGCCATATCATCGCTTTTGGGCTTTAGATACTCTGTGTAGCCGTCAAGCTCATACAGCGTGGCGCGCAGTGGCTTATTGTCTGCCACCTGCCAGAAACGGATTCCGGCTTTCATGGATCCGTCTTCCTCGTCGCACAGGGGAACAAATTCCTCTGCTGCGAACACCTGCACATGGTCGAGATTCCAAAACACAAAAGACTGCCCGTCAATCAAAGCATGGCGGGCAGCGTCCATAATATCTTCGTCAAACGTCGCACCCAGCGCCTTTTCTGTCTCTGGCTTCTGAAATGAAACGCCGTTGCCCAGCAAATACGAAACTTCTTGGTCTACGACCAGGCCAAAGAACTTGCTTGCTATCTTATGATTTGCCGTGTACATGTCACGGTGCGCCTTACCCTGAAAGTCGTAGATGATTTTTTCGTATTTGTTGATTGTAGGGTTTTCTCCGTGGTAATACTTGTTGGCGTTCGCTGCAAGGCGTGTGCTATGGTCGGCCTTATACTCATTGATTGCGCCCAGGATGAAACTCATGCGGGCCTTTTCGTCCTCGCCAGCCGCCGCAAAATCTTGGTATGTTTTCACGTCTTATCACCGCCTTTACACTAAAATGCTCTTGTATCTAGTTTCGGCGGTGTCTCCCGCCTTGTTCGCTGTGCTTTCCATCGCATAACGCACTGCATCAATGTGATGGTTGTTGATGTCTGGATAGCCTTCCAGCACCTCACCTGTCTTACTGTCGCGCTCGTACTCGTACTCGCTGAATTCCTTCGCAGTGTCCGGGCAACGCTCCGGGTCGATCACGATTTCCGCCAGCATTTGCAGCCATTTTGTGCCGTATCGAACCGATTTCGGTCCTTTGCGTGCAGGGAATGTTTTCACGCCGTACTTGTTATAGTCGGCGATAGATTTCGGCTCGGCGCTATCTGCGCAGACTTTGTCCTCACGCGTCAGCCCTCTATCCAAAAGCAGCTGCGCCGTATCTCGGTTCGACGTACGTCGCCGTGTCAGCTCATCAAAGATGTACAGCGTTCGACGCGCTGCGTCATAGTGCATCGCATTGTATGCCCAAGGGTCAGGGTACCAGCCCCAGTCAACCCCTCGCTTAATGCGGTCAAAGCTGGCAATCTGTTCATCGGTGATTTTCTCAATCCGCAGATTCTCAAATACTGCCGTGCCACTGCCGACAACCTCGCCAAGATACTCATGCCGGTATGCTGTTTCGTTTGTGCGCTCCAAATATTCAGCATCGGCCAAAAACCGCTCTCCGAGCCATTCCGTCGGCGTTGTTTTGTAGGTAGAATGATGTACCAGCTTGCCTTCGCGGGCTTTCAGCGCGTAGCCATTTGCCCAGTTCCGCGCCATTGCAGGGGGGTTGAAGCTTTTGAACGTAATGAACCAATCGCCGCCTCGCAGGCAGGACTGTTCCACGTTTCGGATTTGCTCTTCACCGTCAAACTGGTCTAGTTCTTCAAACCAGCAGATGCCGATATAACCAAACGGCACTTTGATTGACTTTACCTTGCCGGGGTCATCAACGCCGAAAAAAAGCACCTTTTGCCCAGTAGGCAAATAGGTGCATTCCATCGGGGAGACCGTGCAACGAAAATGGTCGTGCAAGCCAAGCTCATTGATTGCCCAGACGATCTGTGCATAAACGCTTGTGCGCAGTGTGTTTCCGACCTTGCGGAACACTGCCGCGTGGCATTGCGGGTGCTTTAGCAGTTGTAAAATCAGCTCTATGCTGATATAGCTGGATTTGGTACTGCCGCGCCCGCCCTTGGCAAGCAGCTCTTTTACGTTGCCAGCTTTGATTTGCCTGTGCGCTTCAGCAAAGCAAGGGGAAACCATAGCCGATAATCTGTTACAGGTCATCTATGATTTGCACCCCGCTATCCTCTTTCTGTTCAGGCGTATCGCTCTGCCCCAGATACTGTTTGCCGAGCCAAATTGCCATATTTGCGTTTTTTTGGGCAAGGGCGAATTGATACCGGCGAAGAGAGCATTTTCCCTTTCCTCGCTTTTGCTTAAAAACTACGGAAAAACTATCCTTGTATGTCCTTTTGCACCACGCATCAATCGTTTTGTCTGTTACGCCAAAGAAATCGCATATATCTTCTTTTGTACACTGTAACCCGCATAGGTTTTCAAAGTGGTTTTGATCTATCTCTTTTCTCGGGCGTCCTGTTTTTGCCATAAACGCCCTCCTTTTTCTTTTGGCGTTGAATGAACTTTTGCATGTCCCTCTTTAGGTAAGGGCTGTCCGTTTTGGCAATTATTTTCCGTGCTTCTTTAATTGTCATTTAACAGCACCGCCCTATTCCCCGTCAGGGTTTCCCATCGCTTTACAATTACATCACAGTATCTTGGGTCGAACTCCATTGCATACGCATCCCGACCGTTTTGCTCACACGCAATAACCGTCGTCCCGCTGCCAGCAAACAAATCAAGCACGGCGTCACCGCCTTTAGTGTTGTTTTTAATTTGATAATCGAAAAGCGCCACAGGTTTCATTGTTGGATGCTCTTTATTTTTTGTTGGACGGTCAAATTCCAGCACGGTTGTTTGCTTTCGGTCTGACGCCCACAAATGACCAGCACCAGACTTCCATCCATAAAGGCACGGCTCATGCTTCCATTGGTAGTCCTGTCTGCCCATCACCATTGCATTTTTTACCCAAATAAGAACCTGCCTGACTTCCCATCCCGCCATCTGGCACGCCATTCTAAAGACATACGCCTTTGAATCGGCGTGCCAGATGTAGAATACAGCCCCCGGCTTCATCACAGAATCAGCAGACGAAAACGCAGATTGCAAAAACGCAATAAACTCATCGTCACTTTTTGCATCGTTTTCGATTTTAAGCGCGTCTTTGGTTTTCCCGGTATAGTCAACCCCATAAGGCGGGTCTGTGAGCAACATGTCTGCAAGACGCCCCCCCATAAGAGCGCTTACATCGTCGCTTTTTGTGCTGTCGCCGCACATAAGCCTGTGTCTGCCAAGCTGCCAAATGTCACCTTTTTTTGTTATTGGCTCGGATTCCTCATCCACCTCCGGCGCATCGTCTTCTACAACTTCTTCTGTCGCTTCTTCTGGGAGCCCCCAATCAAAATCAAACGCCGACAAATCCAGATCCGGCAGTTCATCTTTCAGCAGGTCGAAGTCCCAGTCACTCTCGTTGCTTTTGTTATCCACCAGCCGAAGGGCATTCACCTGCTCTGGTGTCAAATCGTCCACACAAACGCACGGAACATCTTTGATTCCCAGCTTTTTTGCAGCCAATGCGCGGCAATGACCGATTACAATAACGTTGTTTTTGTCCACAACAACCGGCTGCACAAAACCATATTGCTTGATGCTTTCGGCAACATTTTTGATTTGCCTTGCATCGTGCTTTTTTGCGTTTTTTGAGTATGGCTGAATTTCTCCCAGCGATTTCATCACAACTTGCATAATATCCTCCTTTATGCAAAGCAAAAAGCCCATGCGTTTGCATGAGCTTGATTCCCCCAAAACCCCTTTGCGCCGGAGGAAAGCGCGTTCCCGCCCTGTCGGTGTATGCTGTGCCGACCTCACCCGTTGCGGGCAGCAATTCCGCAACGTTTTTATGGTTTTTTAGATGTCACCGCAAAACGACCCGTCCTTCTCCGCTTTCGTAATCGGTGTGCATCCGGGTATGCGCCCTCTTGTTTTAGGCTGTGCATCGTCGCTGATTCCGATGTGTCAGGTTATCTATCACGTTTTGCCTGCGCCGGGCTTTCACCGGTGGGAGCGACCCAGCATTTGGCACGGGTGGAAGGTCTTGACCCCTCATCTTGCGGTTTTGGAGGCCGCAGTTCTGCATTGAACTACCCCCGCATAAAAGGCGCGGCAGTTGCGCGTGTTGCACTTTTTGTAGGCCAAAAGTAAATCTCATTTTAATTAACTGTGTCCAAATCGGTATCAATTAAAAATGAGATTCACTTTTTTTATTAACTTGTGCAACAGAGGCTTGCCGCGACTGTTGGTACCGCACATAGGTCTTGCACCTTTGCTGCTCCGTTGCTTCGGAACGCAGCGCCCTTAAATATGGCTATACGGTATATATCGCCTGCCAAGCGCTTGACATCCTGGCAGGCGCAGCGGACAGGTTAGCACTGTCAGGCTCTATATGGCTGATAACGGCCCATATAGTGCCGGTTGTACACCGCTAAGCGTACTCTGGTGCTGCAAGAGGGATTTGAACCCACATGCGCCCGGTTATGAGCCGGGTGCTCTTCCGATTGAGCTATTGCAACAAGATATTCGCCGGTGGGTGATGAAAACCGGCGAATACTTTTTGGAAAGAGACAAATAAGGGAAGTATGAAGTTCTTTTAGAACTTTCATCGTAACAATTTTAACATGTAGAAACGGAACTAAACGGCACTCTTTTAGATTTTTAAGGCATCAATAGCCTTTCTGTGATTTTCCCGTGCCCACTTCTCGGAGATGTGCAAGTTGTTGGCAATCATCCACCAATAAGGCGTCCCAACGATGTATCTTTCGTGTAAGATATCCTGCATCAAGCCTGCTGGAATGGAGCCAATGGCCTTTTCTATCTCGCTGCGGATTACTTCGGTTTCTATTAACTGGGCATATAGTTTCTGTTGGCGTTCCTGCATAATGGCAACGGCTTCTTCGATTTTGCTATTTCCGCTGCCCCCGGATACCACAACAGGGGAAAGGGCTTTTGTGGTTGCCGTTGCTCTGTCCATTTCATCAAGAATCTGTTTTCTTATCCGTGCTTCCGCTCTGCGGCTGTTCTGATAACGCCAAAGCCATTTCTGCTTTCTTTCGTTCTCGGATTGCACTTGCTAATTCCTCCCTTCTCCGTTGTTCAACTTTTTTTAAGCATCGAGGCAATACACAAGCCCCGCCCGTTTTCCATCTGCATGATTCACAAGGATCAGTGATTTGTTTAATTTTAGGTACGGGCTTTGTTGCCTTTGTAGGCTTGCTTTCTTTTGGCTTTTCCTGCATTTGTGCCTTTTCAAGCATTTTCTTTTTGTATCGTTCTCTGCGGCTGGCATTTAGGCATCCCGGATGATACATTCTGGAAACTGCGACACCTTTCATCATTTTTCCGCAGAAAGCGCACGGCCTATCAACATATTTCAAGGTTCATCACCTCCATGCGTGTGATCCATGTAGATCTTCGGTTCATCGTCCTCGTCCAGGTGGGCAGCGGCTTTCCCGGCGTAGACCCCGGCGGTGTAGGCGGCGGACAGCAGCGCGGCCAGAACAGCACTGCCGATGATAGAAAGCAGGATATCCATCAGTCACCCCCACCTTTCACCGCGGCTGCAAAAATCATCCGGCGTGTTGCGACCATACAGCGGGCACTGGACGGTGGCCCAGTAGCGGCAGCGCCCGCACCGCGGCAGGCCCAACAGCCGCAGGTTCAGCGCGCGGGTGATGCGCAGACCGCACCACATCAGCCCACAGATCAGCATGCCGCCCGCAAAGAGCACGCAGGGGGCCGCAAGAAACACAAGGGCCAGGCATTTGATTGTGTAGATGCAGTTTGCGTCAAATACTGTCATGCGTCTTTCCCTCTTTTTTCACTTTCCATACCGCATATAGAGCATCCATTACTCGCTGTCCTTCCGGCGAGGCTGAATCGAACGGCAAATACGCACTGATACATGCTTTTCTAATGGCTTTTAACGCATCGCCGCGCCGAATCAAATCGTTTTCATCACCAAGATCTGAAATCTTCGGCACGCCGTCAAAAGAAACGCACTTGCTGTTTCCTGAGTCAAAAAACGTATGGTTCATTCTTCCCTCCGAAGCCACTTGATAGCAGCTTTCACGCTGTCAAATTCTTCGATATATGCAAAGCCCGTGCTATTGTCGCAAGCTACCACGACAGCACCACCTTCACAATTTTCCAAAGATAGATACAATCCTTTTTTCTCCTTTTGGTGGTCGATTATGTAACTCATACATGCTTTATCAATGATTTTTACCGGGTCATTCATCTTCGTTCACCATCCTTGCGCCACAGTGCGGGCAATATGGATAGTCTTCTTCGGATAGCCCACCGCATTTGTCGCATACAAAGTTAAGAATAACGTCTCTGAAATCAATCTCTCCTAAATTCCAATTGGCCGTTGGTCGTAGGGATTCAGGCTTGATGGTTGGCATTATGTCAATGTCGGAAACTCCGACCGCGTCAAACTCACCGCAATCTGGGACATCAGGGAAACACACCTTCACGGCACGTTTCTTTAATTCATCAGCATCAATCAGTCGCATTGGTATGCCTCTCTTTCAATTTTTAACGCTTCTTCGCGCAATTCGCCAAACCCATATTCATCATCCCATCTCATGCGGGAAACAATCGTGTCGCAAGTCTTGCACAAATAATAAGACTCGGCAGTTCCGCCGTCTGCGTAGGCCATCGATGCCATTCTTGCAGGTGATAAAATGTTTCTACCGCAGCCAAAACAGATGTGCGGTTTTCTGGTCGTGACACATTTATGTCTTAAAATGGTGCTCATTTTCCCACCTCATTTAATCGCCGTTCCCAGCGCTCATGCTTTTTGAGTTTCATCAGCATGACGCAATTAAGATAATCAGGCCCCTTGCAATCAAGATATTCGCTCACGCAAAGCATCACGTCTGCAATTTCTTCCTGCAAAGCATCATAGCATTCGTCAATGGTTTTAGGCGTTGGGTTTTCACCGCGATACTTCCGCGCGGTTTTCAACGCTGCTTGCGCAAGTTCCGAACATTCTTCCGCAAGCTGTTCAAGAAATGCAGGCTCACCGATTCTTTCTACTATCGTTTCGGGCTGCTCTTTCGGCTGGCTTGCGCCCGGAATCGGGCAGCCTATTGTTGTGCTCATTCTGATACCTCCTCTACATATGCCATGTTCTGTCGCAGATTGAGAAATTTAGGATTGAGAATACAAGCCGGGGCGACAGCATAACTTTCGCACGTACCGCTGTTGCACAACATACCATCCGCGTCCACAAGGCGACCGATGCCCGCGGGGCCAGTGTCAGAATTCTTATCGCCGCAATACCAAGGTGTGGCAGTCCAAATCCAGCTGTCGTAGTTCGGAATGTAGTCACGGTACTTTCGGTACTCGTCACAAGTCAGGATGAAAACAGGGTCTTTAACTGTTCCATAAGTCTTGTCTCCGTTGTCGGCAACAAGGTCAACGGTATGTGACAGCAGACTTTTTTTCTCAAAAACAGCGTTCGCCATATCAGATAGAATTCCACGCACATTACTGGTGCGGTAGTTATTCCAGTTGCCTTTTTCATCGGCAAAATTATCATTTGGGCAGAATTTTATATCTTTTGCCCACGGCTTTGCCATAATAGCCAGCACGCCGCCGTCAGGGTGATTCGGGTCAAGGCAGACCCACTCGAAGCTTTTGAACATGAAGTGGTCGCCGGGGCGCAGGGTTGTGATATTAGTCATTTCTTCAGTCGTCATTATCCATATCCTCCCGTTTCTCTTTGTGTCTCGGTGCGCGGTTGATATATCGTTTCATCCAGCGCACATGCTTAATGCTGGTGCAGAATATCCTTTTCAGCCGCAGGCGGTCTTGAACGTAATTTTCTTTCACGCCCCGCATGCGCTTAAATCCAGATTTTCTCATGCCAGTCCCTCAAACGTCAGCTGTGATTGTGATTCGCTAATATCCATATTTTCAGGCGTTTCAAAGCTCATAATTGCTCCCCCGTTTCAGCCACATCAACCCCGATGTTTTGCAGCGTAACCTGCGCCCATGTGTCTGCCAGCTGGTCAACGCGGTAGCTAGAATACTTTTCCGTAACAGGGCCGCTCATGGCGTTCTGGATTTTAACCAGAGTTGACGGCTTCAGTCCCACCTGATAGCAGGCCAGCAGGCATAAATACAGTGATCTCAAGGCAATATCCTGCCGTTCTTTCATCACTTCCTCATGCACCCTTGCGATTGATTCAGCTTCAAGCTTTGCAATATAAGCTTCCGCTTCTTTCTTGTAGCAGGCCGGGAGCTGTATTTTGGCTTTCACGTTTATCTCCTCCTGTGGCCCGGCAGGCCGTGATTCCTCACATCCCGCCGAATTTTGTCTCCCCTGAGCACATCCGCTTCGTTCAACGCCTGCGCCTGCATGTGCTGCTTGCTGATGTCATCCATCTTGGCGCGGTATGCAAGATACCTGCTGCAAGTGCTATGGCATAGCGCGTGGCGTTCCGGACAGTGCTCGCATGGGGCGGATAGCGTTCCGATCATAGTTCGCGCTCCTTGTATTGCCCTATCAGATAGTGCAGAATAATGTCTTGCGCATCGTTGCAGCCCCGGCAAACCTCTGCGGCGTATCCTTCGGCACGCAGCTTTTGCAGCCAATAGCGCTGATATGGGCTTACAATGCCGCCTTTCTGGCGTTTCAGCTCCACAAATAGCCCGTAATACTCACCGCGCTTGATGGGCAAATACAAATCTGGGACGCCGGGTTTCACGCCCATCTTCTTAAATCTTGCCGCCTCACGCGGATTGCGTTTCCCGCCGTTGGGGATATGGAACAGCATCTTCAGCTGCGGATATTTCCCGGATTGCATCTCCGCCCACTGCATCAAGGCAATCTGTTCTGCGTCCTCGGTGGGAGCCGGAATCGTTGTTTTTCGCAAAATTATCCCTCCCATCCTGCATATGCGTTGCGGCCTGCGGCTTGTGCCGCGCGGTATTTTTCAATTTGCCGCCTGCAAAAATCAGCGTCCAGCAGATCACATTCAATCGCTGTCTGATACACAGCAACATCAAGTGCTGTCATGGATGGCTGTACTTCTTCGCACCAGCGGCGCAGTTCAGCTGGGGAAGATGGCGGGAACAACTGCCCCGCTCTTGCTTTTGCATCAAGAGCGGCTTTTTGCAGCGCAAGCGGAATGTCCGCCAAATCCTGCTCCCACACGGCAATCATCTGACGCTTTTGCTCTGCCTTTTTCCCTGCGCCGAAATTCGGCCAGCGGGCGGCAATATAGCCCATGATGTAGTGCTTGCCCTCTTGCTGCGGCTGTAAATACCCGGATTGCATCGGGTCTTGCATGGTTGTCATTGCCCCGTCAGCCAATCGAAATCCCCCCCATCTGCACGGCGCTGCGGCGCTGCTTGCTGTGCATCACGTATCGGATAGAACGCCTGCCAGCCTTTGCGCACAACCTCGCGCATGTATTCCTGCAAGCTCAGATTGCTTTGTGCAGCCATTCCGGCTAGCTTTTCAAGATTCTGCCCAATAGCGCCCTTAGTTTCCGGCGCACGCTGCTTCTTGCGGTTGTCAAGCCATTCAATCAGCAGTTCCCGCAATTCTGGATCCTGGGTATAATCCTCAATCGCTTTCTTCGCAGAGTATGCAGGTGCGCGCTTGCGCGTAGCAACGCTTTCAGCGTTGCATATATCTTGAGTATCGTTAGATACGAAAGATATATCTTCTATTATCTTCTTTCTATTTTCTATATTTGGTTTTGTTGGGTTTCTTTGGGTTTCTTTGGGTTTCTCTGGGTTTTGTTGGGTTTCTTTGGGTTTTGCTGGTCTGCCGCCTTTGGAACCGTTTTTTGACTGTTTTTCAAGGAATTCATGGTCGATATCAAGGTTTCTTCTCATTACAGGCCATAGTATACGCTCACTCCCGCTGAACTCTGGCGCTGCTCCGTCTATCTCATAGTCGAGCATCGCACGCACCAAGCGCCCCACCTCAGCGTCACTGAGCGTCTCAAAATAGCATCTGTAATCGAGCCATAGTTTGATATAGGCTTTGTCCATAATTCAGTTGTCCTTTTCTTGATGGCCGTGCATATAGATGTATTCCGAATATGCCGCCATGTTTGCACACAGCCAGTCATCAGCTTTTTCCTTGCTCAAGTGCTCGCGCATTACGCGCTTTTCGTACACATACTCGCCGTTTATTTTCTTTTCAGCGATGCGATCCTGAATATCCGCTTCCGTGTAGTTCGCTTCGACAAGATAGAGATTATAGCCTTTGGCTGTTATGCCGTTCAGATTGTTTGTGTCCGTGGCGTAAAACACACGCTCAACAGGTGTAGGCAATTCGATGTGCCAGCAACAATTCTGAATATCATGTTTTGTTTCCTGCGCCTTTATCCGGCACAGCCCGCTGTAAATGTACCATCGCTCGGTGCTTATCACGTCAATCTGGCTTGCTTTAACGCCAGCATCCACGAGGGCTGCACATAACCACACGCAACAGGCAAAACGCAGTGTAGGCCGCTCTCTGGCGAGCTTGCGCAGCGTTGCGGGGTTGAAGTGGTCTCCGTGGATATGTGTTAGCAATACGAGCTTTAAGTTCTTGTAATCGTCTGAAAGCCGGGAAAATGGAACGCCGCAATCAATCAATATTTTGTTATCGATTATTACGGCGTTCCCCTGGCTCCCGGTTGAAATCACCCGGCAGTCCATGTGTTACAGGCTGCTAAGGTCGATTTGCTTGGGTTCAGCAGGATTGGCAGGAATTTGCGCTGCGGCCTGTGGCTCTTCAAGCTGCTGGGGAGATTCTTCCTCAACCTGCGGTACAAGCTGGCCGCTTTCTGTTTCCTCAATCACGCGGCTGTCGGATTCATACGCGCTCTGCATATCAGTGCTCATAATGCCCCATTTGGAAATCAGCTGCCGCAGCATTGTTTTTTTTGCCATACTGTCAAAATCTTTGTACCAAAACGAACTGTATTTCCACATATCGTCCTGGGGGATATTCCCAGCAATCAAATTCTCGTAAGCCTTACGGCTGAATGCTGCGCTGTATTGGTCAGCATGGTTCTTCATCTTTTCTTTCGACCAGTACAGAACCTTGCGGAATCCGTTCAGATACTCAAAGCTTGCCATGTATCCGATAACAGGCAATCGCTCCCACTGGTTGTCATCTTCAAGGAACTGGAAGCGGGGATCGCCGGTCATCGGGTCGCGGCCTTTGTACTCACCCTGTTTTACGATCTCAACATTGATGCTCTTATACTGCCCGCTGCGCAATGCCAGCTGAACGTATCCCTTATACCCAAGCACGAATGTGGCGGTGATGATTTCCGGGCGAATCATGTTGCCGTCGCGATCATACTTGGCCTTCTGCTTGAACGGCACGAGGTAATACTGACCCAGCTGCGGGGAAGGGCTGAGGTTGAGGCTTTCGCCCAGCAACGCACCTGAAATAACGGTGTTCCGGTCACAGTTTTGCAGTGCCTGATTAACCGAAACGGCGCTCACGATGCTTGCCGTAAACCGTGCACATCGAGCCGGGTCGTGCAGGGCGTTAGCAATCAGTTTTTGCATGGACGGTGTATTTACCGCCACGGAAAAAGGCATTTTCTGCTGTACTATTTGATTAGATGTCGTCATAGCTCATACCCTCCTGTATGATGAACTGTTTCAGCTTTTTCAGCTGCGCAATAGTGCCGCGAACGGCAAATTTAACTTCGTAGATTATGGCCGGTGCTTGCTCCTGCACGGCTGTTGGCGCTTCTGTGGGCGTTTCTTCTGTCGGTGCGGTAACTTCTTCGATTGGCGGTTCTGCGGCGTCCTGCTGCGTTTCCTGCGCTTCGGAAACGGCCTGCTGAACCTTTTCTTCCGCCGCCCGCTGCTGTTCCAGTGCCGCGCGGCGCTGGGCTTCATACTGTTTTTGCAGCTCGATCTGTTCCTGCCGGGCGCGGATAGTGCTCAATGCAAGCGCCATGTTAAGCGATTTCTTATATTCAACCAGCAACTCTGCGGCGTCCTCATGGAGGGAAAGTTCCTGCACCTCTTCGGCGATTTTAAGCACCGTTGCAGTCAACGTCGTTTTCACGCCGTTCACACTGGTCGAAAGTCCAATCTTCAAATTCATCTGCTCGAAGCGCAGCCATGGAAGATTATTTGCCTTGCAAAGCTCGCTGAAATAATCTCGGATGGCCTTTTCTTTGTCGGATTTAAGCCCGGATTCTACTTCGTCAATCCTCTTTTTTAATTCAGCATCGGCCTTTTTATACGGGTCGAAGATGCACTCCTTATAAACCGCTTCAAACTGGTTGTACGGATTCATGATGGCGTCTTTGACCCGCTTGCGCTGGTTTTCCATCTCTGCAAATTCCTTGCTCAGTTCGGTGCGGATGCTCTTTACATCTTTGCGGGTCTCCTCAGTGCAAACCAGCTGCATAGCATTCCGCGTGCGGGTTTCAACATCCGATTTCACAAGCTGCAAATGCTCCTCAATAATAGGGAGCTGTTTCAGCGTGATAACCTGTAACGCATTATCCATCTATCAATCTTCATCCTTTCTGATAGTGCTATCAATGCACGTTTCGCCCCAAATGCAATCCTCGCACATAATGGGGTGGCCGTATTCGTCCGCTGCGCCGCAGCCGGGAAAGTCAAGATCAGTCATCGGCAGGCACCATCTGCCGAACCAGTCCGGATTGAATGCACGTTTCCAATGGCGGCCTCCTGTCTTTTTTCATAGAAAAATGCAGCTCCATCAAATCGGCGATCGCAAGGTATTCTTTGGCGTATTTGCTGTCTCCGTGTGTTTTTTTGACGATCTCACGGAACTGCGATAAATCACCATAAAAGCAACCGCACTGTACGCGGAGAATTTTATCCTCGCAGCGGAAAAATGTGGTCGCGCGGAAGTAGCGACCAAAGCCTGCAACGACGGCGTAGTCCGCATCGCCGTAGACCCACGCATTGCCGGAGACCCGCGCATTGCCGTAGACCAGCGCATTGCCGGAGACCTGCGCATCGCCGGAGACCTGCGCATTGCCGGAGACCCGCGCATCGCCGTAGACCCGCGCATCGCCGTAGACCCACGCATTGCCGGAGACCCGCGCATCGCCGTAAACCCGCACATCGCCGTAGACCCACGCATTGCCGGAGACCC